CCATATTGGGTAAAAATGCAATCCGATTGCGTTGCTTGACGGGACAATCGCTCCCGATATGATGTTGTTTCCATAGATCAGTGAGCCTGCTACTGGTTCTCTGATACCGTCTATGTCCACTGGGGGAGCTGCTATAAAAGCAATAATAAAACAGGTTGCCGCTGCCAGTAGGCAGGGGATCATAAGAACCCCAAACCAGCCGACATAAAGACGGTTATCAGTAGATGTCACCCAGTCGCAAAAACTATTCCAATTAGATTGTTGTTTAAGGGTTGATACTGTCATTTATTTAGAAAGAATATTTTAATCCTAATTTCGAGCCATAGTTGTTATCGTCTTCCTTAACTTGTGAGAAAGAGATTTCACCATAGACACCAAGTTTATCTGTAGCAGAGATAGAACCACCAAACTTACCAGAGAAATTAGACTCTGAATCAAGCCCATCAGCAGCATTAATTGTTTTACCGCCTTGAGCGTAGAAAGCCAAATCTCCAAGATTATTTTCATAACCTACGTGTAGGTCTGTAGCTCTAGATGTGTAATCGGAGCCAGTGTAATTAGCATTAGATTCTACATTTACATAAAGCCCAGCAAATGCTGGAGTTGAAAATAAAGAAGCTATTAAAGCTATTGAAAGTTTTTTCATTAAAAAATACCTGGGATGATTTGACCTGTTGTTATGTAAGCTCCTAGAGCTGCAATAACTCCAATCATTGCTAGCTGACCGTTAGTTCTTTCAGCTCCTTCTAAGTAGCTCTCTGAGGTAGTCTCAGCTACTGCTACTTCCTTTCCATATACGTTATTACGCATCTGTTTGTGTAAATAAAAAAAGTAGGCGAGGATGAAGGTTCAGGTCGCCACATTCATATTTAAGGTTTGTATTCTTTACCTACACCCTTTTGAGGGTTGTATCCTGGGTAAGGCTTACTGGTTCCGTTAAAGCATTTTTTAAACGCTCCCTGATCTACACCTTTTCCTTTTTTGTTTGCCATTTTTTTAAAGAAGATCGGTACTTTGTGCTAGTCGTTGTTCTACATCCCGCCTGAAAGCTGGATCGGTGTTATATAAAGGGTTTGCTATATCTCTCGATAGTTCAGCATTACTTCTATATGCTTTTGCGGTTGTTGCTGGTCTAGTACCAGTAACCATAGGAGCTTCATATCCCTCAGCATTTACATACCGAGTATTTAAAGCTTCTACTGCAAATTTAATAGCAGCAACAGAGCCACTATTGGTAACAGTATTAAAATCATTTATCTCTGTAGCGTTTAAATTATCAGAGGCCCAAGAGGTCATAGCGGAATATTTATCCTCACCTCCTACGCTTGCTTTTATTGCTTCTAATTCAGTTGCTTGTACTGTTTGTTGCTGTTGTTTTGTTTGAGCCTTTCCGTAGTATTCAAGATAATTTTTGATTAGATCTTTGGAGTCCATCTTACTAAGACTATCTATAGCCTCTTCAGATATTTCCCCTTTCTCATCAAACTCCTGACTTAACCTCCCCATGTATTCAACAGTTTCATTAGGAGGCTCTTCAGTTTTTTCTTCTGTTTCTTCGGTGGTCTCGTTGGGTGTTTCTTCCTCCTCGCTATTTTCCTGAGATCTAGATTTCTCTAGCTCTTGATAAGCCTTAAGTAGTTCCTCTTGGTTTTTGAATTTTCCACCAATAAGATCTATGTTCTCTTGTGAACTTTCATTCTGTTCAAAAGCTCGTTGTCTATCTTCCTCTTGAGCTTGAACTATCTTTTCACCTTGAGCTAATGCAGCCGCCTCGGCTTCCTGTTGTTCTGCTGAGGGTGCGTCTGAGGTTGGGTCGAATGTGGTAGTTGCCATTAATGATAAATAGTTTTAATTCCTTGAAAGTCAGGTCTTACAGGTTCTTTTTTATTGTTGGCATATTTGCCAGCTGTTGTCTGACCTTCAGTAGTGCCTTTAACTTTTTTAGTAATCGAATACTTACCAGCTGGTTTATCTAATAACTCAGCATCTACGGGTTTAATTTCATTTTTAATAAATGTTCCGTCAGGGTTGCGCTTGCGGCGCTTCCTGGGTTTCTTGGGTGGGCTGTTGAGGTTGTCCATTGTTAATTACTTGTTCGGCTAATGGTGACTTTGCTAATTGTCCAGCTTGCTTTAATAGTTCTTGTTGTTGAGCTTGTTGTTGAGCTTGTTCGTTTTCTGCCTGTATCTGTTCAGGATCTTTAATTAGTCCTAAAGTTTCTATTCCAGATGAGGCGGCAAGACGTTTTAAGAACTCTGGTGGATTTATATAAGTTGCTAAAGCCTCTGGTCCCATTGTCTGAGCAATGGTAGTTACAAACTCCATAAGAGATTGTTTATCTTGACCTCTACCTACAGAATTTAAGCCAGCTACAATAGTAGGCATGACCAAACCTTTAGGAAGGCTAGGGATAGATTTATTTCTAGAGAGTAGATAAAGTTTTCTATGTAGATAAGGAGTTAATAAAGAGATAGTGAGGTTTCCAAATATGCCTCCTAGTTGCTCGTTTAATTCCTGTATAAGAGCTGAGATTTCAGTCGCGGTTGTACGTTCTGATTGCCTCGGATTAAGGATAAGAAAAGCATCAGATAGCCTAGACGTTAGGTTGGCTATCATTTCGCTAGCTGTTCTGAAGTCGGCGGTCTTCCCTACGTTCACTACAGAAACGTCATCCGCTCGCCCTTGAATCACACTACCATTCCTGGCGCGGCTGAGGCTTTGCGCCTTAGTCGTTGCGCTGGGAGATACCATGAAAACGACTTTCGCGGCGCTGGCGCTTCCCTCCACTAGACTTTGCATTAGACCATCTAGTGATTTTAAGTCGCCTATAAACTCCTCACATCTTGAACGACCCCAGCTTTCACCGTCACAGACATTCCACCTTAATGGGAGCCAGGGACTGATCTTTTTAGGGGTACTTGATTGTGATCCGTTTACTATCTTTTGATCTATTTCTTGATGCCATTTCCACTGACCATTATCTAACTTGGCCCATGTATAAACATCAGCATCATCTTTCTTAGCTGATCCTCCTACAACTCCAAACTTAGGTCCATCTTCTCCTGGGGAATTAGAATCTTCACTACCAGTAAGAGGCTTTTGAAATTCTTTAGGTAGGAGTGATCGATGAATACTTTCTTTTGTAATTATCTCTATACAGGTTCCATCTCCATCACGGTTCACTACATAGCGATCCATTGGAAATAGTTTGAGGTTTTTCTTCCCAGCAAATAACAGTACATTTCCTGTAACTATCAAATGCTTCATAGCTCCATGAAGAACAACTCGATCACTGGACTCAGCGACCTGTTGCATAATCATCTTCTCCATTTTTGACAGAGAAAGGTCTATCTCTGAGCGCACTTGAGCATCTACATTTGGTATAGCTGCTATTTCAGCGTCGTTTATTTGGAGCTTAAAAAAACTTGTATTTATAGGGAAGAGTGACAGCATTAATTTTGCTGACAACACATTTACACCTCTACTACCCTGCGATTGCCACGGTATAGGAAGCGCTCCACCTGACGCTAAATCATCCTCTGGTAGAAGATAAGGTATTGTCAGCGCGGAACATTCTCTAGCAGCGTCTAAAAAAGGTTGCCTATCAGTAACTAAATATTGATATCGGGCTTGGGCTAGTTCTTGCATTGTTATTTAGGAATATTTAAACCAGTGCTTCCAGTGCCTCCCGTTTTAGTTCCAATACCTTTAGATCTCTCAATCCTTAAAGCACTAGTTCCTTTACTTGCTTGTTGTAGCTCTTGCCTCTTAGATCTTCTTTTCTTAAGTGTTGGCTCTTCCGTGCTTGTATTAGTTAAGACTGGAGGAGGTGTCTGCTTAAGATCAATCTCTGGCATAGGAGCAACCTTCATAGGAGGTTGAGCTTGTACTTGTGGTATCTCCATAGGAGGAGGACTTGGAGGTGGAGCAAGCGTTGGTAGTCTTTGAGGAGTAGGTAAAGATTGAGGTTGTTTTAGCTCTGGCACTGTCGGAGCGCTTGGCATACACATATCGTTATGGTTCTAGTTTATCTTTTAAATAATCAATGACTGATCTCTGTCCAGAACGGAACATGATGTCATTCATACTATTGGTAGGTAATGGGTAAAACGGTGGGAAGGTCTCGTCTAAATCCTCCATCAACTTTTTAATTTGATAGTGATTATTTTCAAAAATATCCTCGTATTTTAATTCATCCATATGAGGGTAAGTTTACGTTTGAGGTTTCAAAGAATGAGGGCATTCGACTTCTTTGGGTATCTTTTAGACCCTCTGCTTTTCCTCGGTAGTAGAGAGAGTCGGATTGATTCATCCAGAAATCTTTATCTATATATTTATTATTGTTAGTCCCTAGACCATCCATAGCCCAAGCTACAGTAGCTTTTCTAAGCTTGTTTAAATGCTCAGGTTGTTTAAGTCCTAGGTCATGAGCAACCATTCCGTGTACCCCGACATGGACGACCTCATCACGGCTAATTTCCGACGACAACCCTCTCATGCCAATGTCTCCATTAAACCTATAGTAAGGTAGGAGTACAAAGAATACACTCCTCTCTAGTATTGCGGCTTTAAGAATGGGATGCTCTGGAGATTCCATCCAGACTTTAAGTATATTCTGGGCTTCTCTCTCATACTTATCGACAGTACCGTGAGCATCAACAACATACTGAAAACCAAGATCATGTTTATCTTCATCTTTCTGATTAGAGACTAAAGCCTCCATTACTCCATGTTTATCTGGTAGATCTTTTTCTAACCCCTGCTGTAGTAACTCCTTTACTGGTAACTCTAAACACCTGAGAGCAAGGATTCTAAAAATACTATCTTCACTTCCAGCTCTAAGCTCACCTTTATTACAAGCTTGGGGGGTCCATTTTCTTTTTCTTTCTATAAGTTTCAAATAGCTTGACATTATTTATTCAGCGCATCCAGCGCATAATATTGATGGCTCTTCTAAATCGAAGATGTCTTTATAATCCTCATCCAACACGGCTGAGGCATCGTCTTTTCTTTGTGTTTCAGGTGTAACTTGCAATGCGTAATACATTGAAGTTTGTGGACTCTTTAGCCAGTCTTCTATAAATGACTCATCGTATGTAACTACATCCGACCAAGTGTTAAAACTATACCCGTGCATTAATCCGCTATTGTTATACAAACGCATTAACTCATCAGCTACTAATTTATAATTATCCCAGCCAACTTCTGAAGCAATTTCTACATCTCCATAATCATAAGATGTAACTCCAAAGGTTCCAGAATCCCTATCTACTGTTCTCGCTATTGGTGGAGCTATTTCAGGAGCTGTTGTATAACCTTTTAGATCTTTATAGTTATAACTACATGATGCTGTAGGAGCTATTGTAAATGCTCTTTGCATACCATAAGTTCTAGCAATTACGCTAGCCTTTTGAATACCAACATCAAAAGCTCGTGCTAATAATCCAGCTGTAGTCTGTGAAACTACCATTCCGTTATTTAGGTCTCGTAAGGCTTCACCAAATTGTTTATAAGTTACCTTGTGATATCTAAGACAATTAGCTAGACCTAAGATTCCTAAACCTACTTGTCTATCCTCTTCGGGTGTTAGATACTCTCCAGAATCTCCTACTCCTGTAGTTCTATGTAGCTCACATAATTCAGTCATTCCTTCAACATAAGCTTTAGGAATATCTTCTATTGTGCAAGCTCCTAATTGAACATGTTCTAAGAGGCATGTACCCCTTGATTTAATGTATATCTCAAGGCAAACATTCCCAAAAAGCTGTTGACCACTACGATCATAGCGTATCTTGTTTAACCAGATATCACCGCTATGGATAGCTCTAAGTAATAAAGTTTTAGTCTCTATAGAGGCTTTATCCCATAACTTTTGATTGATATCTACACATCTCTTAGCCCAAGGTAGATCTGATCTTGGTGCTGTTATGTATTCATTAATATCAGCATGACCTAGAGATAAATGAAGGCAAATCGCACCGTTGCGGTATGTACCCCCGCGCCTTAATGTCTCGTTTAATTGAGAATATATTTTTGCAAATGATACAGGACCAGATGCAACTAATGTATCTTTTCCTTTCTTAGTTTCTGTTCCTTGAGGTCTTAAATCTGATAAATGTATTGCACACCCAGCCCCATATCTGAGGGCGTGGGATGCAAACTTCCAAGAGGCTTCTATACCCTCTGGACCTTCCATACTATCAGTTACGTTAAATACAGTACAACTGACTGGAAGACGCGACTCAGGGTTATCTATCCAGCTCTGAACGCGTCCTGTTCTTGCTA